TCACAGTATCAACTTTCTGTAGGCGTACCAGAGTCAAGTGAAACGATTGTAATCGAGCAGGAATGGAACCAAGAAGCAGGCGAGATGCAAGATGTTACAGAAACTATTGTAACTCCTGCGATTGAACCTCTTGATGCAACAGTAGAGGTTACAACTCAGGGAGAAGGCGAAGACCCCGTTACAACGACAGTCGCAAACCCACTGATTGTAAAAGATGATGAAGAACGAGATGCTGCTCAATTAATAATTGATAATACACCACAACCAGTTAAAGACCAAGTAGACGGAGTATAAATAGTAATATGGCAAAACCAAATTCAAGACAAACGTTCATAGATTACTGCCTCAGAAGCTTAGGTGCACCTGTTGTTGAAATTAATGTAGATGACGACCAAGTTGATGATAGAATAGACGAAGCTCTACAGTTCTATCAGACTTACCACTCTGACGCAATTGAAAAAGTTTATTTAAAGCATCAGATTACTGCAGACGATATGACCAATGGGTATATTTCAGTGCCCGATCTTGTGACTGATGTAGTTCGTGTCATGCCTATTAGAGATACTATGGCAACAAATAGTCTTTTCGATGTTAAATATCAAATACATTTAAATGATGTATATAATCTAGGATTCTTAGGTTCATTGGTAGATTACGAAATGACTCAACAATGGTTATCTTTACTAGATAGAATAATGGATTCAGATGATAAACATATATCATTTGAAAGACATAAAAACCAATTAAGAATTGATATGGATTGGTCTAATGAAGTAGCGGTAGATCAGTATATAGTTGTTGAGTGTTATAGAATTATTGATCCAAATACATTTACTGATGTGTGGAACGATTATTATTTAAAAAGATATGCTACAGCACTTATTAAATTACAATGGGGACAGAACTTATTAAAGTTTGAAGGAATGACTATGCCGGGTGGAGTACAGTTTAACGGTCGTCAATTGTTTGAAGATGCCACACAGGAATTAGAAAAATTAACTGAAGAAGTCAGATTGAATTGGGAACAACCAGTCGATTTCTATACGGGATAAAAAATGCCTAGAAATGTATATTTCAGTCAGGCAGTCAGATCAGAACAAAATCTGTATGAAGACCTGGTTATTGAATCTCTTAAAATCTTTGGGCAAGATGTATATTATATTCCTAGGACCCTAGTAAGTAGAGATGATATATTAAATGAGGACCCTGCGTCATCGTTTGATGATGCGTATCTGATTGAAGCATACATAGAAAATCAAGACGGATTTGAAGGCGCGGGCGATTTATATCAGAAGTTTGGATTAGAAATTAGAGATGAAGCTAATTTTATCATTTCTAAGCGCCAGTGGGAAAGATTAATAGGATTATATAATAATGATTTAACTTCAGCTAAACCTAGAGAAGGTGATATTATATTCTTACCTTTATCTAATTCTTTCTTTGAAATTACATTTGTAGAACATGAACAACCATTCTACCAATTATCTAATCTACCAGTTTATAAATTAACCTGTTCACTCTTTGAATATAGTGAAGAAGAATTTGATACTGGTGTTACAGAAATAGATAATTTAGCTGCACTGAATGCTTACCAGTCTACATTTAGAGTATCTGTTACTGATGATAATCACTTTACTAAAGGTGAAGTGATATCACAAACACTTGTTCCTGCTTCATCTGATTACTTACCAGGGCCGCCGGTTCAAGGTATACCGCCTATTATTGTTTCTGGTACAATATCATCTATTGATAAATTATCAACAACATCTGCAGACATTACTGTAATTAATATCGGTGTAACAGGTTCATCTGGAGAAATGAGAGAATTTACTGCATCAAACTCGCTTGGTGTTGTAGGTGCAGAAAGCAATAACACGTGTTTCATTGTTAATACTTATGGGGTATCTGATGAGGAATCATTCGCACTTGACAATGCTGCAAGAAATTATGAATTTGAAATAGAAGCAGATGGATTCTTGGACTTTACTGAAACAAATCCATTTGGTGACCCATCGGAGACTTACTAATGTTTGGATCACATTTTTACCATTCAACAATGAGAAAGGCCGTAGCAGTATTTGGTACTATCTTTAATAATATAAATGTTATTAGAACTAAATCTGACGGGTCAGTACTTAATCAGATTAAGGTTCCACTAGCTTATGGCCCTAAACAAAAGTTTTTAGCTAGACTTGATCAAGATTCTGGTGAGGATGCTTCTATGGCTATAAAAATGCCCAGAATGGCATTTGAAATTACGTCATTAGAATTAGATTCTACTCAAAAATTATCTAAACGCAATACTATTACTGAAACTCATGCGTCTGATACAACTAAAAAGAAAACAATAAAACATCAAGTTGCATATAATATTAATATGTCATTATACATTATGGCAAAGAATCAAGATGATGGATTACAGGTAGTAGAACAAATACTGCCGTATTTTCAACCAGAGTATACAGTATCCATTACACCAGTAAATGGATTTGAATATAAACAAGATGTACCTATTATATTAACTGGTGTCACTATTAGTGATGATTACGAAGGTGATTTACTAACAAGAAGAGCTCTTAT